ATGGTACGCAATTTGGGTGCCTGTTTGAACAAGGACCCAATGTGTCTGCTTAGTGTACCAAATGATAAAGTCTACAAGAAATGGCTGGCCGCGATTGGAATGTGCGGCAGTCGATTGGCAGCTGGTGTACCAGTGTTGTCGGAGTTCTACGATATCTTCTCACGTGCGGGCACGACGTGTAGTGAAGGTATGTTAAAGGAAGTATTTAAGAATCGCTCACAATTGCATTTAGCGCAAGGATTGAGTGCAGGCCAGATTGATGCGCGTTCGCGTGTGTCTTTCTATTATGCCTTTGGGTTGTTGCCCGACCATCAATTAGCGATGGAGCGATTCTACCACCAAGCATTAGTTGGACAATTGAGTGATGTCACCATCGACCGTTCGTGGTTGGTTGTGACTCCTGGGGTTAATATTGTCACAGAGTCCAACTAAAGCAATATGGTGAAGCAACGTCAAATGACGCAAACAAACAACAAGAACGGTCGTAAGAACCGTAAGAAGCAGCGTAATGGGTACGTTGGAATGTTGGGGTTACCTTCTCGGTACCCCAGCGCACCTGGTGATCAGGCACGCATGAACTTTAATACAGCCGCGATTCTCACTATTCCAAGTGGAGATTTTATTCGTGGTGAACTGTTTGTGCTGGGACAAGGTACGACAACGCCAACGTTGACGTTTTTGAGTGGGTTGAGCCAATTATTTAATGCCAACGCTCAGTGTTACACCAGGTTTATGGTGGAGAGCCTCGAAGTAGAGGTTCGTGCTACTGGCGTTGGCGGCACTGCCAACACATTCATTGCTGCCAGCTATATCCCGTCACACACCAGTCTTGATGCACCGCCGACTACACTTAATGAGTTGGCCCAATCGAACCACTATGCCGAGTCTTCTCTCGGCACGGTAGGTGGCTTCCGGGTTCGCCCGTGTGAGTATTTTAATGATTGGCGCAGTGTTTCAGGATCCGTAGACAGTGAAAAGCAAGCAGGCCTCATCCAGATTTATGGATCTGGACCTGCCACATCGGGGGCAATATCCGCCGGTGTGGTCACTGTCCGTGGGGTCGTCCACTTCTGTGGATTACGAGTCTAGGTCGTTGTTGTTGTTGTTGATGATTGGAAATGGGTTGTTCTAATTTCTATTGAACCGTAGGTATAGCCGCGCGTTATGTATCATGCTGTAGCGATTCGCAGTATGTGTGGACATCATAGCGTTGAGGGAATCGGTACGGACGTTTCAGTAGAAGCCACAATCCAGTCACAACTAGCGTTAGCAAACTGTTAAGATCTGGCGGTCCAGCGCCACAAGTCAGCGAAAGCAATCAAAATCTGGAATATGACACCGAAATCTTTAA